GTAGGTAAGCCAGATCACCGCCTCAAAACACTGCCACTCCCGGCCTGACATTCTCAGACGAGGCTTGAGCTGTTGGATCTCGTTAGCGACCTTGGTATACCCGTTCGACAGGTCGGCCATACGACCTCCCGGTTGTTCGGTTCTGTGGGGGAAATTGATAATTTCAGCTGTGTTTGACATACTTAGCTCCGCAATTACACTCCGTTTTTGCACCTGAAAGCCGTTGGTGTTCGAGCACCACGGCTTTCGCCTTTTCTGAAGTCTTCACATTGCCCCCAGCATGGTGGTGACCATCGCCAGCAGCGGCGCTGTGAGATCCGGATCGACACGGAACATTTCGAAAATCCCCTCGCCTAACTCCTTCAGCTTTTCCTTCTTCGGTGCATCGAGCATCAGAGCTTGCTTCGCCTCACTTACCTCTTTTTCTAATCTGGCCATGCGATACGCAAACGAGTCGTTCTTTACGACACGGTCGCGGTATCGAAGCGGTAATACGGACATGATCGCTGGCACCAGCTGTTCGACGTTCTTTCGGTACGATGCGGAGTCTTCTTTGTTGTCGAGCCAGCGGAACAGCTTCACGTTCCAGACATCGGCCTGGCCTGAGAAATCCACACCATCAAGTTGAAGTTCTTCCGCCGCTTCTTGGATTTGAAGCGCAACAACTACGCGCCCTTCTGCCGCTGCCCACGCCCGGACCGCAGAACAAATATCTCGATGCTCTATCTCCCGATATGCAGGCTCGCGTTGATGACACTGGAATATCAGAGAATTTGAGGAAGCTCTGCTACGCTGTTGAAATGAAACAGTTTGCATTGTTAAGGCTCCTGTTTGGGTAAACCATCAGTGGGGTTTGGATAGAGATCAGGGCGTAGTTCGTGGGGAGTTACGCCTGTCATTTTGAAAATTGAGAAAATGTAACTTGGCGGGACGATCCCGTGGTCGCGATTCTTCCAATGGCTAACAGACATACTCGTTACACCAAGCGCGATGCTGAGCTTTCTGGCTGAGCCAGCGGCTTTAATTGCTTTATCAAGTGCGGACATGTATTTCTCCTGCTTAATGATAGCAAAAGTAAACCACAGATTTACACATCATGCAAATCATGAATTTATTGCGTGTATAAACCAAATATTTACAATGGCCCTATGAGAAAAGAAGAACCCAACCTTGTTCTGGTGAAACGCCTCACTGAGATCACTGATCGCGGTGTTACCAAAGCAGATATGGCACGAATAGCTGGAGTCACCCCTCAGGCCGTAAACGGCTGGTTCAAGAAAGGCGTGATTAGTAAGAAATCGGCACTGGCCATAGCTGACGCCGCAGGCATTTCTGTTGCCTGGTTACTTGGCGAGGACGTTGGTGAGAAAGATGGACTCAAGCCGGACGAACAGCGCCTATTAGAACTTTACCGGCAACTACCAGCTGAAGAGCAACAGAACATGCTCCGTGTCTTCGCGCTTCGCTTGAATGAACTTGATGAACTCTATGCGCGATACATGAAGGGGCGCATCAGAAGTGGAGATGCCTCCTGACTCTTAGCTCAAGTATTCTGTCCGGATTAAAATCTTACAAATTATCAGTACAGACTTTTTTGGAGTGAGTGATATATATGGAAAATAAAGAAAAGGTTTTGTTTGTATATCCTACATTGCTTAGGGAGGGGCAATCTTCAAAAAAACCTTATAAACCCGATTCACTGCTGATTGATATTTCCCCTTCTAAAAAAAATACCATTATTGTAACTGCTTCAATTTTATTACTGGTCCTTAAAAATACCTTTATAACCGTTGATGTGTATCTTGACAATGAAGCAATCACTCTTGATTCTGATTCCCTTGATGGTTTTCAAGAGGTTATGGACACAACGTATGTCGGTGATGAATCCGTCATCGTCACGACGGCTATGCATGTAAGTAATGTTATATTTCCTTGCTCTGGCATTTACGAAATCAGAACCAGCTTAATGGCAAAAAATGAAGAGGGCGTCAAAACGCAAGTTGATTCTATAAGTTGTTTCTTAAGCGTTTTTGTCGCAGGGGGAAAGTAAATGGGTCAGGTATTTCACTTCGCACATCCTAAAGATAAACTTGAAAATGATAGCAACCATACCCATACTTCAAAGTATGGTTCTGGAAATGGCGGGGGGGATGACATGCTTGAAATTCGCGTAGCTAAACTGGAAGCTGATGTGGAGAATATCAAGGTTAACCTTGCCGAAGCTCGTGAAGATATTAGAGAGTTGACGAAAACGACTTCTGCAACGAAAACAGATGTCTCAGTATTGTTACAAAAAACTACTGAAATTGATGCTGCATTAGCCAAGCGCCCTACAGCTGATTCGATGAAAGTATGGTTTCTAACTCTATTACTTTTTTCAGTCGCAATGCCCGTTATAACACTTTTAATTAACCTGTATTTGAAGAAGCCATAACCCGACCCAAGTGTCGGGTTTTTCATGTGGTTATACCAAAACTTCAGCTAACGTCTACCCTACGAATATTAATCTCGAATTTGAATAATTACCCTTGACCACCTCGCTGGTTTGTTGTCCGCGTCCATCAACTATCCCTCCAATCCGTGCCCGCTTGTCCCAAATCCCGACCACTGCGTCGGTTTTTTTTGCCTGCGATTCGTCAGCCTCATCACAATATCCATCCATATAAACCGTAGATTTACAATTATTATTAACCAAGAATTGACATCAATATAAACCAGTGATTTAATCCATCTAACCAAGACGCACTACGAACCACCAAGGCAGGACGCCCACGAAGTAGCCGCCGACGGCATACGAACAGTCGGATGAGGTGGAGAGATTAACGCGCATCAGGTGTAAACGTTCCGCTGGCCGGCGATAAGGCAAACGAGGAAAGCATGGCTAAGTTGAGGTTTACCGTAGTGATCTCCGGCAGTAATGGATATCGCACGTATTACGTTAAAGCTAAAGATTGGAAAGAGGCTGACCAGATCGCCATTAATCTCCATCGCAGCAAAGAACCGGATGAACCGGAGCATGAAATTGGCACCGCGGCCGTAATAGCAGGCTGGCCAAAGGTCTGGTAAGGGGGAAGCATGATTGATTTAGCACGCAAACCAGGACGGCAACAGGCCGTGAAACTGAACTTCTTCGAGGTGATTCTTCGCCGCCTGTGCTACCTGCTGGCGCAAAAGGGGAATCCAGATGTGTAACTCAACGAAATGCGGGTACTGCGGCAAGCCGGTTGAACCGGAGAAAGTAGTCAAAAGTACCCTTCTCTATCGCAACGGCGCACAACTGGCGCGCAAAGAAAAAGAATACTGCTCTGTACGTTGCGCTTCGTTCGACCAGATGGCCCACGAAGCATAACGAAAACCCCGCGCAAGGCGGGATTCACGTCCGGTGCCACCGACCAAAGTTACACCGGAATTTATACCAAACCAAAAACATACCCAATGGGCGCTATCTCTGGCCCGGGGATCTTACATCCAAAAATGAGGATCTGACATGGAATTTTTCCATCTGCTTAAAGCCAGTCAGAAGTCTGGCAAGAAAGATGCGGTGATATGGTTCACTGCGAAAAGTGCAGCGCGCGCCAATCTCCTACTCGATGTGGCACTGGAAGAAGCAGGCATTGAAGAAACTGGCCGCGGAAAAGACTACGCCAAACCGATCCGCACCGATTTCCCGGTATATAACGACCTGCCGGAAGAAGGTACCGTGGATTACACCTGGTGCGAGCGCTACTCACTCCAGGCCGACGGGCGCACCTGGCTGCCGAAGGCTGGTGATGTGTCGACTGGCACCGTGGACAACACTGCCGCACAGGAAACGACCGTTAAAGTTGAAACTACCGTCGAGAGTGTCCCGCTTGAAAACCGCACTCCAGCGGTTCGTTATGCCGTCCACCTGACCAGCGACAAATACCAGTCTCATATCACTAAAGAGCAGCAGCTGGATGCCAGCGAAATGTCACTGGATGAAGGCAACATTTATCTCCAGGACCTGCTGCTGGCGAGGTGCGATATACCTGAAGTTGCCGAACTGAGCCTGAACGCTGAGTGGAAACTGGTTCAGGCGATTAAGCAGGTCTTCTCGCCAGATGAAGCGCATGAAGCTGAATTAATTGCTGCATTCATGGTTGACTGGGTAATGACGGATGCCGGCGACCGCAATCAGTTAATTGCAGAATGGAGAGGTGAAAAGCTGGCGCTTCTTAAATCAGAAAGCACCACGAACGAAAATAGTTCGGCTGCCCAGGAATTCATTAATGATGGCGGCATTCAGATTGATGAAAACGATGATGATAATACTCGTTACCCGGTGGTACGGATGCCCTTCCGTAAGCAGCTACTCGCTCAGTTCACCGCAGACGAACTGCGCCATCACGTAACTCGCGAAGAGTACGAAGCTATTAGCGCGCTGGAGATGGACACAGACAACAGCTATGTCCAGAACCTGCTGCTGGCGGCAGAAAACTGCGAGGAGGTAAAAGGGTACGATACCAAAGACCTGTGGCGCTACACCGATGCCATCCGCAAAGTATTCAGTCAGGAAAAGCGTCATGAACTCGCTTTGGTTCTCCGCTTCACCAGAATCTGGGCGGCGACTGATTACATCGACCGTGGCATTCTGGCGCGCGAATGGGCAACGGGCAATCGTGTGAGCAATGTACAGCGCACTGACGCAGGCACCAATGCCGACGGCGGTTATGTTACTGATCGCGGCGAAGGCGCACACCACACCCTTGATACCCTCGATCTGGAGATCGCCTGTGCCCTGCTGCCGATGGATTTTCACCACTTTGAAATCCCTTCCAGTGTTTTGCGCCGCGCCAAAGAGATCGTCGCGACCAAGGAAGATCCATGGAAATCTTGGAGCAAAATCCTGCGTAACCAGCCTGGCGTTCTGGCGGTCAACCGCGCGGCTATCTTCAACCTGGTGCGCATCGCGCCTGAGAATATCCACCTGACGCCGGTTGCGCATCTGGAGTTCGTGAACCAGACGATGACCGCGGAATTCAACACTGCAACTGAGCTGATGCCACTCCCAATCGCACAACCAGAAGCAGAAACCCAAACTGCCGAAGAACATCAACTGCCGAAATGGGCAGAGGCGGGCGAGCAACAACTCGCTGATGAGAGTGAAGCTGAAACGCAGACCCTGCCGAAGTGGGCGAACTCGACCGCCAGCCAGCCGCAGGTCGAGAACCTCGGCGGTGGAATGTTCTCCATCAATGCCCTAATGGGTGGGAATAACGATCAGGTCTTCAATACCACCTCAAATGAGGTCGAAGAAACGGAAACCGCAGCGGAGACCACCAGCGATGTGCAGATGGAAACGACTCAGCCAGAGAAAGTCGAAAATACTGATTCGGTACAACCAGGCGAAAGCGTTGATGAAGCTGATCCGCAAACAGATGCCCTGAGCCCGGCTGAGGTACTGGCCGCCGCGGCGCCGGAGCTGGCGAACGCCACGCAGCCGGAAGCAATCATCGAAGCGGCGGAGGAAACCGTCAGCGCGCCGGAATATCCTGCTTATTTCGAACCAGGCCGCTATGAAGGTCTGCCGAACGAGGTTTACCACGCAGCCAACGGCATCAGCTCAACCCAAGTGAAAGATGCGCGCGTTTCGCTGATGTATTTCAATGCGCGACACGTTGCCAAAACCATACCGCGCGCCCCGTCAAAGGTGCTGGACATGGGAAACCTGGTTCACGCGCTGGCGCTACAGCCTGAACAACTGGATGCAGAATTCAGTGTTGAACCGGTTATCCCTGAAGGCGCTTTCACCACCACGGCGACACTGCGCGCCTTTATTGACGAGCACAACGCCACCCTGCCGGCACTGCTGAGCGCTGAAGATATCAAAGCGCTTCTGGAAGAGCACAACGCCACCCTGCCCGCGCAGGTGCCGATGGGCAGCAGCCTGGAGGAAACGGCGCAGAGCTATATGGCCCTACCAGCGGAATACCAGCGTATCGGTGCAGACCAGAAGCAGACCGCTACCGCAATGAAGGCCTGTATCAAAGAGTACAACGCCACCCTGCCCGCACCAGTTAAAACCAGCGGCAGCCGTGACGCGCTGCTGGAGCAGCTGGCGATCATCAATCCTGATCTGGTGGCGCAGGAAGCCCAGAAGCCGGCACCGCTGAAAGTGTCAGGCACCAAAGCAGACATGATCCAGGCGGTGAAGTCAGTCAAACCGGATGCAGTATTCGCCGACGAGCTGCTGGATGCCTGGCGCCAGAACCCGGACGACAAAATTCTGGTGACGCGCCAGCAGCTGGCGACCGCACTGGCGATTCAGTCCGCACTACTGGCACATCCAACCGCAGGCATGTTGCTCCAGCACCCAAGCCGCGCTGTTGAGGTGAGCTACTTCGGCTTTGACGAGGAGACCGGCCTGGAAGTTCGTGTGCGCCCTGACCTTGAGATCGACTTGGACGGCGTGCGTATCGGTGCTGACCTGAAAACCATCAGCATGTGGAACGTTAAGCAGGAAAGCCTGCGCGCCAGGCTACACCGGGAAATTATTGAACGTGATTATCACCTGAGCGCGGCAATGTACTGCGAAACCGCGGCGCTGGATCAGTTCTTCTGGATTTTCGTCAACAAAGACGAGAACTACCACTGGATCGCCATCATTGAGGCATCCGCTGAACTGCTGGAGCTGGGAATGCTTGAGTACCGCAAAGCGATGCGCGCTATCGCAACCGGATTTGACGCAGGGGTATGGCCAGCGCCAATCACCGACGATTACACAGACGAACTGAACGACTTCGACCTGCGCCGCCTCGAAGCGTTGCGCGCTCAGGCATAAGGGGGATTTATGCAAAATACTAACATTACCGTTGCTGACCAGAACACCGTTATTAACTCCAACGTGGCTTTGTTCGATTCCCAGTATCTGAACGCCATCAGCACTTTTGCGCAGATCATGGCTCAAGGCACAGCGACTGTTCCTAAACACCTTCAGGGTAATCAGGCCGACTGCATGGCTGTAGCTATGCAAGCGGCACAGTGGCAGATGAATCCCTTTGCCGTGGCGCAGAAAACTCACCTGATTAACGGTGTGCTCGGGTATGAAGCGCAGCTGGTTAATGCCGTTATTTCGCGCAGCGGCGTGCTGGCCAGCCGCTTTGAATATGAATGGTACGGGCCATGGGAAAAAGTTGTTGGAAAATTCAATATTCGCAAAAGCGAAAAAGGTGAGTACCGCGTCCCGGGCTGGACCATGTCTGACGAAGCAGGAATCGGCATCATTATCCGCGCAACCCTGAAAGGTGAAGAGCAGCCGAGAGAACTTGATTTACTGCTGGCTCAGGCCCGCACCAGAAACTCTACCCTGTGGGCTGACGACCCTCGCCAGCAACTGGCGTACCTGGCCGTCAAACGCTGGGCGAGACTGTTCTGCCCGGATGTGATTCTGGGCGTTTATACCCCGGATGAACTGGATGATCGCCGTGAAGAACGAGAGGTAAATCCCGCACCGGCGCAGCACGTTAGCCTCGCTGATATTTCAGGTGACAACGTCACTACGACTCAAACGGCTCAGGAATCAGCTCAAAATATTGATGCACTTGCTGATGATTTCCGTGACCGCATCGAGGCGGCTCAGGATGTGGATAGCGCTAAAGCTCTGCGTGCAGATATTGAAACCGTGAAAGCAACGCTGGGTTCTGCCCTGTTCACTGAGCTGAAAAACAAGGCCGTGAAGCGTTATTACCTGGTGGACGCACGCAACAAAGTTGAGGCCGCTATTAACTCCCTTCCCCAGCCTGACGAGCCCAATGCCGCTGACCGGTTCGCGGAAGCCGAGCGCGTGCTGGCATCTTCAAAGCGTCACCTGGGCGACGAGCTGCACGATCAGTTCAGCATCACCCTGGCGGATATGAAACCGGAATATCTGGCCTAACGAGATCGGGAGGGGAAACCCTCCCTCTAGGAGAAGAAATGCGACTGATTAATCGAGGCAGTAAGCAATCCCCTTTGGCTCGCCAGGCATGTGAAATCGCACTCGCAGCCCACCAGCAGAGATATGGTGACTATGGGCGCAGCAAGATGAAAGAGACCTATACGGTGAGAGTGGAAGGCGTGAAGGTCTGGGTTGAAGTGGTCAACTGCAAGGCAAGCTACGTTGCCACAGCAATGACAGGCATGCGCCGACTGCGTTCCCTGCCCGGCCAGGCAAACTGAAACTGAAATATCAACGACTAAAGACCGGCATATCTATACTAATGCCGGTTACCTGAGGTGAACCATGTCGCAGGTAATTTACGATTCAGAATGGGGCGTTGCTTCAAAACTAAAAGAGAAGACAGGCCTTACCGATCGTCAGATTAAAAGCTATCGCCAAACCCACTGGATCGAAGGGGTGCATTTTAAAAGGATCCCATTGGATGGAAGCTGTTCCGAAGAGCGAGGACTTGTCTGGTACAACATCCCAAACATTAACAGGTTCGTGAAGGAGGCGTGATGGCTGCAGTGCCAACTGGTGTTGAGATCCACAATAATAAAATACGAATTAATTTTAAGTTTCAGGGTGTTAGATGCCGAGAAACATTGAAAGGATGGATCGTAAATGCTTCGAATCTCAAAAAAGCAGGGTATCTAAGGGCCAAAATTGTAAGCGAGATTCAACTGGGCACTTTTGACTACCGGGGCATGTTCCCGGAGTCAAAGGTAGCTGCCAAGTTTTATACATCTAAAAATATTACGACGTTCGCCGAACTTGCATCAACCTGGTATGAAAACCATAAAATCGATCTCTCACCCAATGCCACAAGAAGCTATGGGATAGCTGTAAGAACGTTAACAAAACTTATTGGCCCAGACACGCTGGTTGCATCTATCACTAACAGCGACATTTTGGGCTGGAGAAAGGAATTGCTCACTGGCGAGACTAACTATGCTCCCGAAAAGAGGAGAAATAAAGCCGGCCGCTCCGTTAGAACAGTAGATTATTATCTGGCCATCCTGCGACAAATCCTCGACTATGCGGTTAAAAATAAAGTTATTTCATATCAACCATATGTTGGAATAAAAAGGCTCCGCAAAGGGCAAACAAAACCAGATCCGCTTATGAGACATGAGTTTGAGCAGTTGAAAGATACCGCTCCGGCTCAGCAGAAAAACATGTGGCAATTTTTTGCTTACACCGGCGTTCGGCCCGGCGAGCTTTGCGCTCTTGCCTGGGAGGATATCGATCTTAAAACCGGCGAAGCTAATATTGCGCGCAATCTAACTCAGGAAGGATTATTTGGACCACCCAAAACCGAAGCAGGATACCGGACGATCAAGTTGCTGGAGCCGGCGCTGGAGTCTTTACGGGCCCAAAAGGAGCTTACGGGGAGTGCCCCTAAGGTACCAATAACTTTTCACCACCGGGAGTTCGGGAAAACGGAAACTCAAAAGCTGCACTTTGTGTTTATGCCTCGACCTCAGAAAGGCAAGCAAGCTGCGTACTATTCAGTCAGCTCAATTGTGTCTCTATGGGATATTACAGTAAGAAGATCGGGAATTCGCCGCAGACGCCCCTATCAGCTGCGTCATACATACGCATGCTGGATGTTGTCGGCAGGTGCTAATCCTGCTTTTATAGCGAATCAAATGGGTCATGAAAATGCAGAGATGGTCTTCCATGTATACTCTGCGTGGATAAATGCTCTCGATAGCGATCAGGTATCATTTTTGAATCAGCGCTTTGGCGGATATGCAAATGCCCCTATAGTGCCCCTGAAGGTAAAAACAAAGTAGTTAATTACTTGATTTCCCGGTGATATTTAATGAAAAAGCTGTTTGTGCAGTTTTATCTCCTGCTGTTTGTCTGCTTTCTGGTAATGACCATGCTGGTTGGGCTGGTCTATAAATTTACCGCCGAACGCGCGGGCAGACAGTCGCTGGATGATTTGATGAAGAGCTCGCTCTATCTGATGCGCAGCGAGCTGCGTGAGATCCCCCCGCACGACTGGGCCCGAACCCTCAAAGAGCTGGATCTTAACCTGTCATTTGATCTGCGTATTGAACCGATGAAGGATTTCGATTTAGACCCGCCGACCATGCAGCGCCTGCGTGATGGGGACATCGTGGCGCTGGACGAAAAATACACCTTTATTCAGCGCATCCCGCGCAGCCACTACGTTCTGGCCGTGGGGCCCGTTCCCTATCTTTACTATCTGCACCAGATGCGCCTGCTGGACATGGCGCTGCTGGCATTTATTGCCATTTCGCTGGCCTTACCGGTGTTCATCTGGATGCGGCCACACTGGCAGGACATGCTAAAGCTGGAATCCGCCGCGCAGCGTTTCGGCGACGGGCACTTTACGGAGCGCATTCACTTCGACAGCGGTTCCAGTTTTGACCGGCTGGGCGTGGCCTTCAACCAGATGGCTGATAATATCAATGCGCTAATTGCCAGCAAGAAACAGTTAATCGACGGGATCGCTCACGAGCTGCGAACGCCGCTGGTTCGTCTGCGCTACCGCCTGGAGATGAGCGAAAATCTCACCGAGGCAGAGAACCAGGCGCTGAATCGCGATATTGGCCAGCTGGAAGCGCTCATCGAGGAGCTGCTAACCTATGCCCGCCTCGATCGGCCGCAAAACGAGCTGAATCTCAGCACGCCGGACCTGCCCGCCTGGCTGCAGACGCATATTGATGATGTACAGAGCGTAAATCCGCAGCGGACGCTGCTAACCGCTATCGCTCCCGGTGATTACGGCGCGCTGGATATGCGCCTGATGGAGCGCGTGCTGGACAACCTGCTCAATAACGCCATGCGCTACAGCGAAAGCACGCTGCGGATTGGTTTAGATTTGCAGGGAAATCAGGCCAGCCTGACCGTTGACGACGATGGTCCGGGCATCGCCCCGGAAGCGCGTGAAACCGTCTTCGAGCCGTTTGTGCGCCTCGATCCCAGCCGCGATCGCGCTACCGGCGGCTGCGGCCTGGGGCTGGCGATTGTCTATTCCATCGCGCAGGCGATGGGCGGAACCGTTCGCTGTGACGAAAGCCCGTCAGGCGGCGCGCGCTTCTGCTTTAGCTGGCCGGTCTACCATAACATCGTCCTTCCCCAACCTGTCTGA